AATAATCGCTTCGTAATCGCGTGCTGTAACCGCCCTGTACTGTGATGAATAGATTCTTGGGGCAAAGTATTTGATTGAGTCAATACTCTCAATGTCGCCGCCGTTAGATGCCCTAGAAACGGTAGTAACCGTAACCGTATTCGTAGGTACTACAACATTATTCAGAGAGTCTACAACTCTTCCAGAGAATGCAAAACTAGAAGCACCATTACCATCCTTACCATCAGTAATGATATAGGATACAGTAACAACAGCACCATTCTCTAGTTTCTTACCAAAGTATCCATCTCCAAAGAGAATCTCATACTTTTCGTCTTGTACTTCTTGCAGTAAGAAGATTTCTGATGTTGAATCAATATTTAAAATATTATTGACTAACGAATATTCCCTACCTTCTCCAGTATCTGCTATACCTTTGACTTTAACGACAATGGTAGAAGAGTCAATGAAGGAATTATTCAGAATAAATCTCTGATCCAGAGATCCATCAACTGTAAATACATTCTTGACATAAGTTCCTTGTAAAACATCAATACCAGTAAAGGATGCTGTGCCAGAATTTACTGTTGTTGTGATGTCTTCAGGAATTGAGAAGATATAACTTGTCTCATTCGTCTGTCCTACGCACACCAGACCCGCCTGTAAGGTCAATGTAGGAGTATCACTACTGGTTGTGACCGAGAAACTTACATTCGCCTTAGCGGCGCTTCTAGAGCGAGGCACATAACCGATGTTTCTTGCCAATGATACGACATTTTCCCTCAATGTTGCCGAATCCAAGAAGGATTCATTGACAATCATGTTGGAATTGAATGCCGTAATGTAAGTATTATAGGCAAGAGTGTCAATTAGAACAGAAAAATTGGACCCTTCGAAGTCAAAATCCGTAAAATTGGAGTTTGCACGAAGATAATCCTTAATTTGTGCTCTTATTTGGTCAAAATCTAGGTTTGTAAACTTAGTAAAAGGCATATTACCTTGTCGCCTCTAGGATGAATGTAAAATCTTGAGTCGGAAAGTCTTGACCGATGATATCAAAGATGATATTACACTCAAAAGTGTTGTCATCAGGCTGTGGATTCACCTGAACTTCTACATTTGTCACTCTTGGCTCAAAATTCTCAATCGTTGTGAGAATTTGTTGCTGAATTACGGTCGCCGTGCCGTAATCAACGAAGTCAAAGAGACTTGATCTCACATCTGACCCCAAGAGAGGTTGAAAAAACCTCTCTGTAGGGATAGTTTCGACTAAATTTCTTACAGAACGACGTATTGCATTCTCATTTTTCAAAATCGGAAGGTCTTTTGTCACCGGATGGGGGTCAAAAGACAGACTAATGTCCTTAAATGCTCTTGATATCCGCGTGACTGCCATTGGTCAGAGAGTTTTCTTGGGATTATTTATACTTACGACCAAGGATTTCCGTATGTTGGCTCTGTTCCATACTGCCAATCATCATAATCATCATCATTTCTGATTTTTTCATGCAATTCAGTCTGTTTTTTAAGGTCATGACGAGGCGCAAGGTCGTGCATTACCTCTGTTAATACTCTTTTTGATGGAATATTCTGCATTGAACCATAGTCTGAGACGAGTTTTGTCGTGCCCCACATCTCTCTCATGTAGTCTGAGTTTCTATCGACAGGTGAATTTCCCATTTTAGCTCCTGTTTTATACAAAACAGAACTTTTAGAGGGGTTGCTATCCCTTACCGCTATTTATTTTCATAAAAAAGAGGGGTGTCCCCCCTCCTGATATCAACCTTTACCTTGACCGCGATACTTCTTTTTCGCTTTATTGCGAGAAGTAGCGGCATACTTCGTATTCATACCAGCTCCCTGACGAGTTTTCTTAGGAGCACCCTCCACATAACCGCCACCTTTACGCATAGCCATAATCAATTCTCCTTAATGATTTCAGTGTATAAGTCTTCAGGACTTGGTGAACCTGTCTCATAAAACTCTTGGGACAGGTCCTCCATAATATCGAAATATTCGTCCTGTGTCAAGTCTGAGTAAATCTTACTACCCTTACAGTAAACATTGTAAGATTCGTTAGACATCATCAGATAATCCTTGTCTTTTCGTGACCAACTCTAATACGAGGATCACACCAGATTTCAAAACCTGCTGAGATTGCATCCAAACAGAAACTTACATCTTCTCCACACATATCTTGAACCTCTCCAGATTCAAAGACTTGCATCTTAGGTGCAAACCATGGATACTTCATCTCAGAATGCTCAAAGACACCCTTCTTGATAATCAACCATCCAAATCCAACATAATCAACAGTGAATGGTTTCTTACGACGAGACATCGTTTCTAATGTCTCATGATTCATTACTCCACCATTGTTTCGGAAATCATCCTCTTCCATCCAATGTGCAACAGAAGTCGTCTGCCCGTCTTCCGTACAATACCAACCACTTGAGATATCCTTATCTAACAAAATAAGTTGATAAAACTTCTCAGTATTAAAAACAATATCACTATCAATCCACAGTTGATAATCATAATTCAGTTTGCCGTCCCAAGGTACTTGGTCAGGTCCTCTGAGTACATTCGCACCTAGACACTTACAACGTGCAAAATTCACCATTGATGAATAGTCTTGGGAAATCTGAATGCTTCCCCCTGCTTGCACAATGTCAAAACACAATTGCACGAAATTTTTGAGAAATGTATATGACACCCCACGTCCAGGTAAACAGAATACGATCGACTTGCCACGAATCATCTCCCGTGCCTTGTCGTAATCCCACTCAGGTGCTTCGTTCCCCTGTGGTGTCGGTGCCTTTGCTTTTACAGTAAATCCTTTAGCCATAAGAAAGTAACGTTACTTCAGTATCATACAGTAATTTATACGCTAAGTCAATCCTTATTCTTTGACTTCAGTAACAACAATGCAGTCTCCCTCAACTTCCATATTCACTACAGTGCCCTCATACCACCCAAAGTCATTCAATATCCACTCAGGAATCGTTACATAATACTCCCCCGTTATTGGATCGACCTCTACAGTCGTAAAATTTTTGTCCGGATTTTTTTGCATTGAAGGTTTTTGTGTTTCCATTTTAGTTTTATATAGAGCTGTCGAGTGTAACACTTTATAGCTTAGAGGGACCCGTGACTTTATGAACCGCCTAACGCCCGCTAAGTATAAAGAATTAACGCGCCGCTAACTGTCAATTAACGCACACACAGTAAGCATAAAGAAAGGGGGCAACACTGCCCCCTCTCACTAACACTCAACCCAGAAGAACTTCAGTGGGGAGAGGAATGAATTGCAGGAACTTTTGAGCGGGTTTGATGATACCCATTTGAGAGAGAATGCAATCTTCTTCACCCACAATCAGTTGCAGTTGAGAGAAAGAATCCTTACGCCCAGAAGATGCTGCCCACACGTTAGATTCGGTGAGGTTAGTATCAATCAAAACCATGCCGAAAGTATCAATCTGGTTAGCGTTGAAGGTGTACTTAATGCTCCACACGAGGTTAGTTTTAGCACCACCAAAGTGGGAGGTTTTGTTACCCGTAGCAAACGAAGATTTAGAAGCGCCACCCATTAACTTAAACTCAACAGGTTGCCCTTCGATGATGTAATCGTAACCAGCAACTTCTTCACGCTTGCCGTTGATACCCAACTCTTTAATACCTGCCTCAATAATCTCATTCACGATGTATTGGAAAATCTTCGTGAAATCAGCAGTTTCCATACCGCTATCTTTAATCTGCTGGAGAGTCTTACCGTAGAGGCGGAACTCCTCAGCAACGTAGCGGTTGGTTTCCTTGATAACGAAAGCGGTGAGGGTTTCCAGAGTGGTGGTGAGGGTCATCTGAGTTTGGAGAGTGTGGAGGGTCCGTTGCCCTCCGATGTGATTAGTATAAGGCATTGAGGTGGCACCGCGTCGGATGTGTACCACCTGTCAGATTGTCACAGGTCCGCCAGCATTTCATCCAGGGCATCGGTGTCGATCGTGCCGTCCATCCAGCGGGCACCG